GGAGACCTCATGGGTATGCTTGAGCTGTGTGTCGAGGTATGCAAGGTGAATTTCGGGGGTTTTTTCAAGAAGCTAGGAATCCAATCTGGAGACCTTCAAGGATATATGGGGAAGGTAACGATGAAATTAACAAATGGGGAGAGTTCGACTCAGGAAGATTCAGCGAACTAGAACTGAGGATGTACATGCTGATAAGGTCAGGTATTGCATCCAAGTCCGAGCTTGAATCGGATTACACTCTGGACGAGGCACTCAAACTCTACGCACTCTGGAAGATGGAACAGGACATCCACAGGGGGGAGATGGAGGAGATGAAATCAAGGAATGAAAACAGGCACTGATTACAGAAAGGCGGGTGGGACGTTATGACCGTATCGGAATTTATAAACAAGGTCGGCTTTAAGGTTGACGAACAGAGTGTCAGCCAGGTACAGCAGACCATGGACGGCATCAAGAGCACCGCAGCCAAACTGCTTGGAACCATAGGCATAGGGATATCGCTCTCGCAGCTTAACGCAATAGCGGACGAGTTCAACCAGGTAAACGACAGGATTAATTACGCCGTGGGGTACGCCGAGGACATGAAGGAGACCCAGAAGGAGATACTCTCCGCAGCCAACGAGTGCAAGGCTTCATACAGCGACATGGCATCAGCCGTAGTCAAGCTGAAGACTGCAAATGAGGACGTCTTCCCGATAGACGAGGCTACCGAGTTTGTCGAGTATGTCAACAAGCTCGGAAAGGCTGCGGGATACTCCGACGGTGAAATCTCAACCATGCAGAGCATGATAAGCAGGGTTGTGGCAAGCGGCACCATGGGCACAAGCGAGATTACAAGGATACTCAGGCAGACACCGGCACTTATAGACACCATATGCGACGGGCTTGAAGTATCCCAGGAGGAACTGCTGTCCATGGCTGATGCAGGACAGATAACGACCGAGACACTCAAACAGGCTATATTCAACGCCGAGGATTCCATTGACAATTCCTTCTCACAGCTTGATTACAGCATAGCGGACGGGCTTCTCAACATCAGGAACCAATGGGGCTTCTGGGTTGACGAGATGAACAGCTCGCTCCACATCAGCCAGACAATATCAAAGACAATGGTAAAGGGGTTCAGCCAGATAATGGTGTTCCTCAACAAGGTCAAGAACGGTGTTATGGACCTTTCCGACAGGCTTGGGGGAACTGAAAACCTTTTGAAGCTTATAGCCGCAGCAGTCGCCGCTATATTTATTGCATTGAATTTCAACAAAATACTTTCAGGTATTTCTATGGTCGAAAAGGCCCTCAAGGCTGCATTCTCGCTAAAGAACCTGGGCATTGCAGCGCTTGTCGCCGCAATAGTGTTACTGTTCCTGCTTGTCGAGGACTTTGTCGCCTTCATGAAGGGCAATGATTCCGTTATCGGCTATGCATTCCAACAGGCTGGAATAGATGCACAGGAAATGCGAGACAAGATAGTCAATATATGGAACAACCTTAAAACCTTCTTTACCGGTATATGGAACTCCATAAAGGCTGTGTTCTCGCCTGTACTGGATTTCATCAAGGGCAAGATGGAGGATGTCTTCGGTGATGATTTCTTCGAGGGCATGGGGACGGGGCTCGCAGGCCTTATAAATATAATAGATAAAATCACCTCAACTCTCGCAGACAACACAGACCTCCAGGACACAATAGGAAAGATAGCGGTGGCAGTCGCAGGGCTTGCGGCGGCTTTCGCAGTAATAAAGAAGTTTACATCTGTAGGAAGCACTTTAAAGGCTATAGCAACAGGCGGTACGTCAGCCGCCAAGGGCCTTGGGGGCGCATCATCATCCTTAAGCAAGGTTGGCAAAAGCATACTCTCAGTAGGAGGGGGAATCCTCATGGTTGCAGCCGGATTATTCCTTCTTGCCGAGGCTGCGGTAAAGGTTTCAAGCGCGGGGGCTCCTGCTATAGCCCTTCTTGTAGGCATGGTTGCCGCAATAGGGGCTCTTATAGCTGTTGTAGGCCTTATGGGCGGCACGCTGTCAGAGGGCGCAGCGGGGATGCTCATGCTCGGCGGAGGGCTTCTTATGTGCGCCGCCGCAATGGCGGTAATGGCTGCATCGTCAATAGCCCTGTCACAGGCTGGCGCTCCTGCGATAGCAATGTTTGCGGCCTTTGCAGTTGCAATAGCCGCCCTTATAGCTGTTGTAGTCCTTCTTGGACCGCAGCTTCTCGTAGGAGCCGCGGGGCTTGCAGTTTTCGGGCTTGCCCTTGATGCAATAGCAATAGCCGCAGCCGTGGGTGCCGCTTCGCTGGCTATAGTAGCCGCAGTACTCCCACAGCTTGCTGAATACGGCGCAAGCGGTGCCGTTGCAATACTGGAGCTTTCAGGCGCCCTCGCAGTGTTTGGCGCTGGCGCGGCTGTTGCAGGTGTCGGGGTTTCAGTTGCTTCTGTCGCCATGGCGGCTCTTGCGGTCGCAGCACTTGCCGCTTCGGTTCCAATGGCTGCCATAGCTGCTGAAATGGGCATAGTTGGAGCCGCGATAGCTGTAATGGCTGCATCGGGCATAACCGCAGCCGCAGGGCTTACGGCAGTCAAGGATGCAGGTTCTGGAATGCTGGTTCCCATGACTATTCTGTCTGCGGCGCTTGCCATAGCCACTGTTGCAATGACACCTTTCGCTGTCGCCATGGCAGCAGGCGCTGTGGCAGTTACGGCACTTGATGTAGCCGCTTTGGCGGCAGTGGTTGAATTTGCCGCACTTGCAGCCGCAATAACTGCCACTGATGTTGCACTTCTTGCCGCGGTTGCAGGAATAGGATTATTTACCGCATGTTCACTGCTTGTGGTTGCCGCATCAGGCGCGGTTGCAGGGGCGTTCCTGCTGATTTCCGCAGGAGCTATTCCTCTTGCGGTTGCAATGACTGCGCTTGCCATACCTATAACCGTTGTCACCGCCGATATGACCGTGCTGTCCGCAACATCACTTGTAACTGCGGCATCACTTGTCGTAATGACTGCGGCGGTTGCAGCCCTTGACGTGCTCCTTGCTGTGTTCCCAGCCCTGCTTACCCTTACAAGCGCGGGACTCATTTTGCTTACTGCGGCAATAGGCGCTACAGGTGCGGTTGCATCCGCTTCCTCGCCTGCATTGGTTGCCATGTCCGAGGACATGGCTGCATTTTCCGTCTCCGCAGCCGCGGCTGGTGCGGCGGCACTTGTCGCCCTTGCAGGGTTTACCGGGCTGGCTGCCGGCACTGTTGCTGCCGCTGTAATGTTTGCAGGATTCTCGGCAGAAATGGTTGCTGTTGGAAATGCTGTTTCAGTAATGGCTGGTTCAAGCCAGACAGCCGCTTCGGGTCTCGAGGCTGTCAGGAATACAGGCACGGGTATGGCTGCATCAATTGTTTCCATTGTCTCCGCACTTTCCCTGGCAATGCCTTCGATTTCGAAATTCTCGGCATCCGCCACTGCATGTGCGGCATCGGCAACAATTGCTTCAGTTGGGATTACGGCAATGGCTGGTTCAGCCGTTATCACCGTGGCGTCATCATCAGCAATGTCCAATGCACTTTCAGAAGCAGGGAAGGGGTTCGACATGGTGATGCGTTCCGCTACAGGGGCATCGCTTTTGATTTCAAGCGCATTCCCTGTTGCGGTTGCGAAGATGAACGCATCCGTTAAGAATGGAGGCTCACAGCTTACATCAACCATGTCAGGCATAATTGACTGGCTTAAAGGAACTATGTCCAAGATGCCCGACACTGCCTATACATGGGGGTTCGACATGGTCAAGGGCATAGCAAAGGGAATGGATTCCGCATCAGGATACGTCAGGACATCCGCAATAGGGATTGCAGGCATTATAAGCTCCTACCTGCACTTTTCAGTCCCCGACAAAGGACCGTTAACCACGTATGAGAGCTGGATGCCCGATTTCGTCAAAGGCATGGCGGCAGGCATCAACAGCAACAAGGAGGCTATATCCAAAGCCATATCAGGTGTTGCGGACGGATTCATGGTGCTTTCCAACTCAGGCGTTGCCTCGCCTGCAACCGCAATGGACGCTGTCGGGTATACCACCAACAACAGGAGCGTAAGCCAGAATGTGAACATTAACAACACCTTTAATGGAGACAGGGCTATACAGCAGAACACCGCGTCCGCAATGGACAGTGCTGCGCAGGATGTCACGTCCGAGCTTGCAAGGGGGCTTGCATATGCGAGGTGACACATAATTTAAGGAGGTCATGCAATGGCAAAGGCAAGGATACCCGTATCTGTTGCGGGGATAGAATTTGACGCACTCATAAGCTCGGACTACAGCATGGAGTCCACCGTTCCCGAGTATGCGGTAGAAAGCGGGTTCAACGTTACTGACGCAATCATACTCAAGCCTGAAAAGCTAAGCATGGTTCTTTACATCACCGACACCCCCGTTACGTGGTCTTCACATGGGAACAACAGGTGCAACAGCGTGGTGTCCCAGCTGGAAAGCCTTTACTACACCAAGACACCGGTAACCGTTGTCACCTCCGACATGACCTATACAAACATGGCTATAGAGTCCATGACGGTCAGCAAGAGCCTTGAGATAGGCTATGCAAGGGAGGTCCCCATAACGTTCAGGAAGGTGAGGATTACAGGCTCATCCACCACGGGCATACCGTCAAGCTACGGCAAGAGCGGTTCTTCAGGCACTACGGCTGGCACCGCCAGCACCACCACGGGCTCATCCTCGTCGTCAAGCGGGAGTTCCTCATCAGGAAGCTCTTCATCAGGCTCCGGTTCGTCTTCCAGCGGGAGCGTCCTGTACAATGCAGGGAAGAGTACGGGGATAATCAAATAAACAGGGGGATGCTTAATGGAATACACGATAATAGAGGTGCCGGATATGAATGACAGCCTTTCCAGGGTTGTCCTGTGCAAGACGCAGTACCAGATACGGTTCACTTACAATGACACGAAGGATTATTGGACATTCGGAATATACGACACACAGGGAAGCCCGATAGCCATAGGGGTGAAGGTAGTACCAGGTACAGTTCTTAATCTATTCTTTGGTAGGATGGAGATGCCGCAGGGGGCTTTCGGCGTAATCACCAACCTTGACAGGGTTGGCAGGGATGACTTCAACAACGGGAAGGCTAAGTTCATATTCACGCCCGCTTCATAACAATCGGCACAGGCATTCGTGCCTCATTTTTTGAAAGGACATTTTAAATGGCTGGAAATACAAATTTTGACAGACAGTACAGGATGGCTGCCGGACCCGCGGGCTCTGTCGGCTTCGAGATAGGGGAGGACAACCCTGTAGCCCTGCATATATCATTCAGGATAGAAAAGAGCGACCTTGAAACACAGAACACAGGGAAGATAGACGTATGGAATCTCAGCAGCGAGCATATAGCCATGCTGGAAAAGGAGGACTGCTGCGTCTCGCTTAAGGCAGGCTACGGGGGCACAATGGCGCTTATCTTTGCGGGGCTTGTCAGCTTTGTCACCACCAAGATGGACGGAGGGGACATAAAGACTTCAATCGAGGTGATAGACAACCTTGTCGAGATACGTGACACCTACGTGTCCATATCTTACAAGGGCGTGGTCAACTGGAAGGTTATATTCGACGATGTTGCGGCACAGATGGGCGTTGTCCCTGTATATTCATACAATGCCGAATTTGTCGAAGTGCAGAACGGGTACAGCTACGTGGGACCTGGTAAAAACGTCCTTACAAAAGGGTGCGAGTGCTGCGGCCTGTCATGGAGCATCCAAAACGGGATACTCCAGATAAAGAAACCCGGTGATGCAATGGACATGCAGGTTTACGTGCTGTCCGAAGCCACTGGGATGATAGGCTACCCTGAAAAGGTTGCAGTCAAGGACAGCGATGATTCCACCAAGACAAAGATAGGGTGGGATGTAACATTTTTCTTAAACGGGGCTATAGACGTAAACGACTACGTGATGCTCCAAAGCAAGCTCGTCACAGGCTATTTCTATGTGTACTCCATTCAGATAGCGGGTGACAACGTAAGCGGTGACTGGACGTGCAAGGCAAGGCTCCTTGAACTTACCCAGTCATAAATAAAAAACGAATGGCGGTGGTATATATGATGGGTGAATTTGTTGGTGAGGTAAAGAACATGGTTTCTGAAATGATAGGCGATGTCCACACCGCCTTCCCTGGGAAGATAGTCTCAGTGGATGCGTCCAAGGGGACATGCACCGTCCTCCCCGTGATGAAGATAAAGACTGGAAACGGCAAGCTTATAGATTATCCGAAGATAAGCGGCGTTCCAATCGTGTTCCCACAGGGTATCGGAGGGGATGCGTCGATTGTGTTCCCTGTGAAGGCTGG